TGACCATTAAACCCACCGGTAATGCGGAAGACACCGTCAAAAACATCGCATTTAACTACATCGTGAGGCTTGCATAATGACCTTTAAAATGAGCGAACACCCACAGACAATTAAAATCTACAACCTGTCAGCCGGAACAAATGAATTTATCGGCGAAGGCGATGCCTGGATCCCTCCGCATACCGGACTGCCTGCGCACTCAACGGACATTGCCCCGCCTGACATTCCTGAAGGACACGTGGCTATCTTTGATGAGGATGAAAACGCCTGGCACCTCATGGAAGATCACCGGGGTAAAGCCGTCTGGCGTCTGGACTCGGGGAGCGCCTTACTGATTACTGAGCCGGGCCCGTTACCGGAAAACGTGACAGAAATAAAACCGGACGGGGAGTTCTGCCGGTGGGATGGTTCATCATGGGTTAAGGATGAAGCAGCAGAACAGGCTTACCGGGTGAGCGAGGCGGAGAACAAAAAACGGGAATTAATACAGGAAGCAACAAATACAATAAACATCCTCCGGGATGCCGTGGATTTAAATATGGCGACCGACGATGAAAGCGCCCTGCTTCCCCTGTGGAAAAAATACCGGGTATTACTGAACCGGACAGACACGGGCAACGCGCCGGATATTGTCTGGCCTGAATCCCCTTCGCCGGATCATCACGCAGGCTGACCGGAGGCACCATGACGTGGACAAGAAAAACAATCAGCGTCAGCGCTGACATGCCCCCGCTGAGCTGTTCCGTCATCCCCGTCACACCGTGGACTTACGGGCTGGGACGATATGAAGAATCGGGGGTATATTTAAGCCCTCCGAACGCCATAAACTGGCTGGCCGGGAAAATGGCCGGAAGCCGTGCATCCGGCGACGTGACCATTATCATGATTGCCGAAAACACCCACGATCTTTTTATACAGTCAATGGCGGCACTGACCGCCGTTCTGCCCGTGCCGGTATTCACGCAGGCACAGCGCATGGCACAGGCTGCCGCCAGTCTGAGCACTGACAAAATGCAAATCCCGATCACCACCGACACCCTGCCCGCACCTGTGCATCTTTCCGTTTCCACAATGCGCAACGCAGTCAGCGCCGCCCGTGCAGCACAGGCCAGGCAGCTGGCAGCACAACGCCCGGATGCCGCAGGGCTTCGCCGCCAGATAAGCCGCTTTATCAGCAGACGGGCTGGCGCACTTGCCGGACTGGAAGAGGGGATCAGAACACTGGCAGAACAGAAGGCGCAGGCCTGGGTATTTCAGTACCGGGGGTATCACCGCGCCGCAGCGGCAGCCATGGTGAAGGATATCCCGGCACCGACCGCCGTACATACTGTGGCCGCACTCCTGGCGGCAGACTCATTAACCGAACTGGGGAAAATGATCCATGAGCCAGACCGCACTGCTGGCCCTTGATGGTGAGGGTATTTTCATGCAGAACATGGTGATTTCGCCCTCGATGCAGTTCCAGGAAAAGGACCAGTCCGGCCAGACATCGAGCACCGCGAACGCCGAGCAGGGCATCAAGGCCAAAGAGCTTCGCGTAACCGGGATGATCACCTTTGACAATGAGCGGGCCCTTCAGCGCATTTTCCAGCTGGCCTCTGCCACCACCGGGGACGGTGCCCTGAAAGTTTACCGTATCGCAAACGCCACCGCTGCCGCCATTAACTTTCGTGAAGGGACATTTTCCGGGCAGATAGACGCACAGCAGCAGACCGACCGCCTCGCCTGGCAGGTCAGCTTCACATTACGCGAAAGACGAAGCGTACCGGAAAAACGCCAGGCACGCGCCGCACCCGCCAGCAGCCGTAAACAGACACCTCAGACGCCCGGCGCAAAAGGCAAAACCGTGGCCGACGAAACACCGGAGAAAATGACCTGGTTCGAAGAAAAGGTCCTCAAACCCGTCAATGATGCGCTGGAGTAACCATGAACCCCACTAAACGTCTGTTACTGGGTAACGACACCATTCAGCTGGTCAGTTGTTCCGTCATGCTTGAGCTGAACGCGTGCGGACGCGGATTTATCACGGCCAGAACAGAGCAGAACTACACCGGGCGCCCCGTTCGTCTCGATATCGGATACGGAAACGACCTGGTGCGCTGGTTTACCGGATACGTTGAACGCAGCCAGCCCGCTGAAAACGGCTCGGTGCGGCTTCTGATTCGTGAAATGGCGGGGATCCTTGATCACCCCTTCCCCTGTTCATTTCAGCACCCGACAATGCGCACGGTCACACAGTGGCTGAGTGAGACCAGCGGGCTGGAAATCATCCTGCCGGACAACGCGGCTTACACTGACAGGCCCGTTCCGCATTTCACGCACAGCGGCACGGGCTACGAACTGCTGGCCAGTCTGGGGCGTATTTTCTCCGTACCGGATTACATCTGGCATCCGTTACCGGACGGCGGCATTATGGCCGCTGCTGCCGCGCAGGGGATGTTTTCCGGTCGCCCCGTCACCATCCCGCACGAGTTCAGCCAGGCATCAACGGGCGGGCACAGTATGACCCTCCCGATGATTCAGACGCTGCGACCGGGTGTGGAGGTGAACGGTCAGCGCCTGACGATGGTCATGCTGGAAGATGACAACATGACCATCACGTGGACACCACGCAATAAAGCCACCGGCGCCCCCCTCCAGAAGTCCCCTTTCCGTCGCCAGGCTGAAAAGGCCTTCCCTGAACTGGCATCAGGGCTTCACCTGCCCAAACTGGCACGTGTTGAGGCGCCGACCGAAGCCGTCAGCGCGGGCAATATTGCCGACCCGTTCAGACCCCGCTACGCGGTGAATCTCCAGCTGCTTGACGAGAACGGCAACCCGGCAGCGGATACGCCCGTTTATAACGCCGTTCCCCTCCCCGTTCCCATGGCGGGCAGTGAGTCCGGCATGTTCCAGTTCCCGCCACCCGGAACCCTGGTGGAAGTGGGATTTGTGGAAGGCCGGGCGGATAAGCCCTTCATCCGCCAGATAATGGCAGAGGGCCACAATCTGCCCGACGTGAAGCCGGGCGAGCAGTTGCAGCAACAGCGCGACGGCGTATCGCAGCGCGTGACGGTCGCCGGAGACTGGGAGCGCCAGACAGACCAGCGGATACAGGAGACATCACGCGAGCGCGTGGTGAGCGCAGACGAGGAAACGCGGAGCCTGACCAGCCGGGAGACCACCATACAGGCAACCGACACAACCACCGTCCTGGGTGTATCCACGCTTCAGGCTGGCGCGGTCACCCATATCACTGAAGAGAACTACAGCATCAGCACGGGCGGGCACATGATGGTGGTTGCCGGTACCTGTGAGCGCGACGTGGAAGGCGACACACTGGACACAGTGGGCGGCAGCCTTACCGAAAAGATTAAGGGCGTCCGTCACAGTATTGCGCAAGCGCAGAAGCTGGTTGGCGATACGGTGAAGCTGGGAAACGAGGGCATTAATGTACTGACCATGCTGACGGACCTTGCCGATGTGGTGGAAGAGCTGGCCGATATTACAGCATCACATACCCACCCAAAAACGGGCACGTCTCCGCAGGCCGCACAGTTCAGCCAGGTCGCTCAGGAGTGCCGCCAGCTAAAAAATAAATATTCGCCAATAATCGAATAGTTATTCATTTTAACAGGCCGCGCAATGTGGCCTTTTTTATCCCCCCGATAATAAAAAATATTCATCACCGGACATCACCCACCACGAAAAAACCGTCCGCAGCAGAAAAAAAGATGGACGAAACGCCCCACGTAATCCCCACGTAAAACGTCGCGTAACGCCACGTAACGAAGAGATAACCCCGCCAGCCCGATTCGATCCCCTGACATCAGAAAACGATTTCTGCGCCCCAAAATCGCCGCAAATGGCCGGAAATTTTCGGCGGCGACGTAACGCGTAAAGTGACGTAATCGGCGCTACCCCGCACACGCCTCCGGTATTTGTGTACGATAAATTTTGCAAATCGAAAGGGGTGCAAAACACCCCGCCAGGGCGCGCCATTACTGAGGTTTTCCCTTCTGAATGGTTTTGCACTTTGTGCAAGGTTTTGCAAAAGTGTGCAAAAACTCCGGCTTTCTGAGGACCCCGAAAAATTTTAATGCACTGAATAACAAGAGATTTTTAAAATTACGTCACGATCGAAGATCTGAAAAAGGATCCGGCGACGAAAACGAAAAAATCAGGAAAGCCAGAACTGGCGCGGCATGGCGGGGAGTGGCAGCAAAAATCACTTTTGCACACTTTTGCACAACTGCTCCGAAAAAGGATGGCGAAGGGGAAGGAAAAACAGCCACGTCATCCGTTGCACGTAACGGACGTAAAAGGTAAATTACGCGCGGGTGCCTTTCGGCTGACGGCTGGAAGGATTACCTGAAGGCCGGATGTGGAAAGGCCCCGAGTCAAACATTTGTTTAACCCGAGGCCCTAACCCATCTACCTCGCAAGTGGAAGGTTAGCGCCTCCCTGTAAAAGGAGTCAAGCGCTATGCCGCAAAAAACGATCATAGTGAGCATTTTATGCATAACTATTTTGATGATTGTCTGGATGATACACAAGTCACCGTGTGAGTTCAGGCTTAACATCATGTGGTCAGAATTTGCGGCGTTCTTGCAGTGTAAACAGTAAGAAACCGCAGCGGGGGTGAAAGCCCCCGCTATCCGGTTGCCGGGTTCGGTCGATATGGCACCCCTTTCTCCATTGGATTACAGACGTATTTGCCCGCAATATGCGGGCTTTTTTGTTCAGTTGTATTTATTGTGGTCGTTACTGGCAGTGGTATTAACTGATTTTGCATGAATAGCACAAATTTTTTCCACGATAACACCACACGCTTCAAGATCTTCCGGGCGTGAAACCTTTATTTTTGTAATAGTCTCAGGATTATCAGCCGTTCCACTTTGCACAACCTCAATTTCAATTTTTTTTCTTGAAAGAATCATTTTCATCGCCCCGACACAGGACAGAGTAAGCCTGTGCGAAAGAATATCACCAGTGCGATAGCGTTGTCTGCTTCAACGCCAGGCATTGCACACACAAAGGGAAATCAGTACATTACACGCGGGTGCCTTTCGGCTGATGGCTGGAAGGATTACCTGAAGGCCGGATGTGGAAAGGCCCCGAGTCAACTTTAATGTTAACCCGAGGCCCTAACACTTCCTACCGTGACAAGTGGAAGGTTAGCGCCTCCCTGTAAAAGGAGTCAAGCGCTATGCCGCAAAAAACGATCATAGTGAGCATTTTATGCATAACTATTTTGATGATTGTCTGGATGATACACAAGTCACCGTGTGAGTTCAGGCTTAACATCATGTGGTCAGAATTTGCGGCGTTCTTGCAGTGTAAACAGTAAGAAACCGCAGCGGGGGTGAAAGCCCCCGCTATCCGGTTGCCGGGTTCGGTCGATATGGCACCCTTTCTCCGTTGAATTACATAGACATTTGCCCGCGATATGCGGGCTATATTTTTATTTTTTGAATAGGTTAATAAATTCAGGTTTTTTCTTATCTCCTGCTTCCCTTCGTTTAACCCAACAACACCCTGACTGAAGTAAACAGACAAATTCATCCTGCTTCAGCTCTAAGGTGTCTTTAAGTTTTAATTGTTTTTTCGCAGCATCAGGAACAAAAACATCAACAATAATCTTTCCGGGGTCATACAGTTGAGTTTCAATCAGCACAGGTAATTTATGGACAGGTCTGGGTTCCATACGAGAAAAAGAAAACTCACCATCCATCACACCATCAAAAGTACTTACAGAATCGTAACCAGAAAAGCACTCATATTTCACCTGAAGAACAACAGCATCATCAAGCTTTAAAAAATCGCAATAAGAATCATACGCTAGGCGATCACTATAAAAAACATCACCGCGATTAAACTGAAAGGAATCCCCTTGCGTCCAAATTTCATAATTAAAAAACTCTGTTTTTACTGGGGTAAGTTTTATATCCAAAGAATCCTTGTAACACTCTTTTACAGCAAAGCGCCAACCAGCTGCGTAACCATCAACAAATACCGCAATCAACGCATTACTACGGCGAAACTCCCTTACAGTACGGATAGAAAGCGAGAACTCATCTATCATACTCTTGTAAGTGTTAACATCCTTCTCAAGCGATTTACTGATATCATTCTCAACCACGCAGTCTTGCTCAAGAGGAATTTCACCAGTATCAATAAAATTGATAAATTGTTCTTCTGTCAGAATAATTACGCCATAATCGCTGGCTTTCTGAACTTTCCGCCACCCTTTGTTCTTTCCTACACAAAGGAAAAACAAACTTTTTCCAACATCAGACTTAACATCAATACCATTTTCTTTTGCAAGAGCGCTTAAGCGAGATTTATCAGACTGGTCAAATCCGGTAAAACAAATTGAAATTGAATTCTTTTTGGGTGAAGATTTTCGGGGGGGGGGCAATATACTGACTGAAATCAGTTTCAGACGCAACCTTATTCAACTCCTGGTCGCTAGAAAACATCTGAATAACACGGTCTTTCAAAAAGGTACGAAATGCGCGACGAGTTAAAGAGTATCCTTGTAAATAATCCCCTTTTTCAGCCACCTTTATCACGCATTGAGCCGACAACTCCCCTCTACCGTTAACATACAGAAAAAACGCCTCTTTATTTTCGTTTATCATTTCCCTATCAAACATAGGACCCCCGTATCAGGCTTAACATTTTGTATATGCTTAGCCCGCGAATCATTACGGGCTAAGATGTATCGCTATGGCAAAATGTGGACAACGAGAAAAATAATCCTTTATTTTTCATTGCATTACATCAATTTTCGCGCCACCCGAAGGTGGCGTGCTTTTATTATTACTTATCCCTGTCTAACCAGTCGCCGCTTTCAATTAGCTTTAATCCATCGACGGGTCGTTGATAAACGTACATCCATGCACTCCCGTACGGCGTCTGAATCAACTGGCGCGCGTATTCACCGCCCTGGTGCGCAAGGCATCAAGTTCGGCCAGCGTGGCGTTGTCAATACGATAAACTTCACCGTGTACTGTTCCGTTCCCCGGAACTGCGCCTGGATAGTGGCCCAGGCTAT